GACAGATGATATACAAAACCAACTAACCAACTCAGCACTACTGATAAGAAAGTATCAGCGTAGAATGAGACTAATAAAGATGTGATATGAGCGATAAGTATTTTTGTGGAGGATGTGATAAACAGATACCAATAGTAATAGGATTAAACCAACTTCACATATGTGATTGTGGAACCTTAAATAACATAGGAGATGCAGAATAAAGAAGAAGGGCAGATTATTTATCTCGTAGGTCTTAAGTTGGCCTGGAAAGTTAAGAGAGGTAACGGATACATAAACAACTATAGGGATATGGAGATACCTACAAGAACGAAATCAATTGAAGATATCAATTCATCACCAGAGATGATTATGAATATAATGGCTTCACTAAAGCTCACAGGAAAAAAGATATTTGATTTCCACGTTAAAGAAGAATATTTAAGGAAGGAATTAAGTAGGAGCTTCGCACATAAAGAAGTAGATTATATTAAAGAATTTAAAAAATAATTTAAAATAAGGGCAATGAAACAATTTATATACAGAGCAGAAGATGTAAGAGATTCTCTCAACACATTAAGAAGTGAAGGAGTAAAGAAGGGTGCTTGGACAGGCTTTGATAGTCTGTTTGATAAGTACTCAATGAAGAAAGGTAGTACCACATATATCTACGCAGGAGCGCACCAAGGTAAGTCACAGTTTGGTTTTGAGCTGATGGTAAACCTCGCACAGTATAGTGGATGGAAGTGGGCAGTGTACACTCCTGAGACAGGCTCACCTACAGAGGTGTTCGCTGAACTACTATGGGTGTATCTGCGTAAGCCTTTCTTAGTCAACGATAAAGTTATGGCTACAGATGAGGAGAAGGAAGATGCTATGTCTTTTATCAATGAGCATTTTTTCTTAGTAGATAGCGGTCTTCAAGATATATCTATAGAAGGTTTCTACACAGCAGTGGAGATGATAGAAGAAGATAACTTCATTACCATAGATGGATGTATGATTGACCCTTTCACAGAGATTCGTACAGATATAACAAGCGGTGTAAGAGATGATATAGCTATCGGCCAGGTACTTACCAAAGTCCGTAAGCACAGTGCTGAGAAGAACTATCACACTATTGTAACAGTACACACTAAACACCAACAAGCGAAGTACAAGAACGGAATACCATATGTAGATGTTCCTACGATGAACGATATTGCTGGGGGTATGCAGTGGTCAAGGAAGGGAATGATGGTGCTTAATGTATGGAGATGTCCTTATGGATTGGAAGATGAGAACGGAGTACCATACGAGCATAACCAAGTTAAGATAACAATAGTTAAAGCAAAGCCGAAGATTGTAGGTGGCTTAGGTTCGGTAACATTATTCTATGATAAAATGAAAAACAGATACTATGAAAAAGACAGTCAAGGAAAACCACAATACGCTTACCCACAGTCTAATTCTTAGTAGGAAGATAGCCTTTGCAGAATTGATTCGTGCCTTCCTGAAGTTTAATGTAGCCTCCGCAACGGAGGTTACTGTAGCTGTTAATGGAGATGTGATGATTAACAAAACACTATTCAAGCTGGACATCAGCGACTACACAGGGAAGAACGAAGAGTTGGGATATATATTCTTCAACCCTTCAAGTGGTAGGTTGGTTATTGAAAAAGGTAATGTTAATAAAGTTTATAAGTTAGAAGTCAATCTGTTAGACGAGTAAGTATATTTATAATATGAAAGATACTAACAATACAAGAGAATTAATAATAGAAACATCTACAGAGGTTATGAACCTCCTACTTGAGAAGAACGCTGCTTACGGGGATTCTGCCCTTAACCCCGTAGGCATCTTCTCTCGTGGTAATGCTGTAGATAGCCTATGTGCAAGGATAGATGATAAACTGATGCGTATCAAGAGCAAGGGGATAACAGATGCTACAGAAGACACAGTACAAGATTTAATCGGCTACCTTATCTTATTGAAGATAGCTACAAATCAAAAGTAATGACTTGGAAAAACAAGGAAGATGCACTCTTCCATCACCTGAAAGATAACTACATCAAAGACCTTGAATGGTCTGAGGGTGAGTACAATCATTACGATTGTTACTCTGAGTTTACAAGCACAGACATAGAACTAAAATGTCGTAACAAACACTACGATGATTTACTGATTGAGAAAGCTAAGTACGACAAGCTACTTAGAAGAGCAGAGAAGCATCTTACTATTCCTGTGTATGTATCTGAAACCCCTCAAGGTATTTATGCGTTCAATCTACACACAATGGATGAGCCTGTATGGGAGACAAGAGGTATGCCTAAGACATCACACTTCTCACAACGTCAGTTTGTAAACAAGGAAGTAGGATACCTACATATAAGTAAAGCTAAGGTCTATGCATAACATAACACTAAACCTACCTAAACCACCAAGCCTTAATGCTTACTATTCGGGTAGACATTTTTCAATAAGAGTTAAACATAAAAAAGAATATTTTGCAGCACTTGATAAAGCCTTTGAAAATTATGATGAGTTTTGGGCGGAAAGTTTTAACATTCACGTCTTCCATAATTCTCGGTACGATACTGATAATTGTATTCTTGCTATCAAATTTACGGCTGATTACCTCCGTCATCGTAACTGGGTTAAAGACGATACTAAAAAATACTTTAAGCAACTTAAAATTGAAGTTGACGAATCTCTACCGAAAGATATTTTCAGAGTAGAATTAAAACTATACGGATACAAAGAAATTTAATATGGAAAAGACATACCAGACTTGTAAATTAATTAAGAATAGAGTTGACCTTTATCTCTATGAGATGGCAATACTATTCGCTAACCTCGGAACAGATTCTACAGCAGAAGAAATCAAAGAAGCATATGCTAAAGAGTCTGTATTTATAGATAAAATAGAAGAGCTTGACCCTGTTAAGGGGAGCAGCCTTCGTACAAGCTACTAAATACTATGAACTTTGACCAACACTACGAAGACATCACAGAGAGTGAAGCGAATTTCATTCTTGATATATACGAATCAATTGAAGCCCTGGTTTACTACAGCCAGCCAGTCACATTGGTACGATTGGCAAGAGAACTTGACGTAACATCAGCAGAGCTTTCTGATTACTTGCCTACTATTATCACTATACTAAACAAAGTTGAAGAACAGTATGAGGTACGACAAAAACCAGATTGAGTTAGAGGCTATAAAGTCTGCTCAAAAAGGTAGGATAACAGAACCTCTTGGTGCTTTTATACTACAACGAGCTTTAGAGATAGCGGGTTCAGCATTTATTACCAATGGTGATAAGGAGTTGGAACAAGCATTGATAGATGCTGCTGTAATGCGTACCTGTGAAAAATTCCTTATTTACTATGAGGAAGGTAAGAGTGCTGCAAACCTAATCATATCTATAATATACTCTACTATGACTAATAGAATAGTGTCATTGAAGTGGAAGGATGTATATGGGAAGAATATTAAAGGTAACATTGTAGTTATTGAGAATGGTGAGCGAGTCACCAAGTTAATTAGATATACTAAAGACGATTATTTAAGCGAAAAATTATGATTGATATTTATAACGAGTGGATATTGGTAAGTGGGTTGGGTTTTCTATTTTCATATTTATTTATCTTTGAACCCTATGGTTGGGTGATGGAAAGGTTCCTATCTTTTAAGCCATTTAACTGCGTTCTGTGCCTCTCATTTTGGTGCAGCCTTATAATCTATGGTATTATGGATTTAAACCTCTTATACGCCATCTATACAGCCTTAATCGCTGAGTTGACATACAGGAAGTTAGTGAATGAATAATGTAAATTCTAATACCGATTGGAGATTCCTCTATTGGGATGAGCCAGAACATAAAGAAGAAGACAATGAAGAAACTGACTGACAATTTCCACCTTTACTTTGAGTACAATGAGTTTGATTCTCCCGATGTTAAGGGGAGCTACGAACATATGAACGTGGAGTTTCTTAACAAGATAGCCTATGCCCGAAAGGTAGCAGGTTGTGGTTTTAAGATTACAAGTGGTTACAGAACACCATCACATAACGAGAAGGTTGGCGGTGTACCAAGCAGCAGCCATATAGCAGGTAGAGCCTGTGACATATACGCACCTACCTCAAAGCAGAAGTTTCTTATATTATCTGCTTTATTACAAGCTGGTTTTAACAGAATAGGAATAGCTAAAAACTTTATACACGTTGATGATGACCCCTCTAAGGCAGAGGATGTTATCTGGACATATTAATAATCAATAAATAATAAAAGATGAACGACAGTGACATTGGATTTGATGATAGCTTTGCAGATTTCGTAGATGAGATGACGAACTCAAAGGTTAACGAGAAGGCTTGCTCAATTGACAAACCTGATTGCGAAGGTTGTGGTAGTTAGTTATGAGTATTCTAAAGAAAATATTATCAGGGGGT